GGGCCCCATTCACATCTTCTAAATGGAAAATTTCAGCATTATCCGCGTCGTATTCCTCGACATTCGGTTTGCGCCAAAAATAATCTTTCCATTCAGTCGTACCAGAACTATATTCCGATACCGCATGTAACGGCTCTTGTCGGATTGTCTCACGCTGTTTGTCGATCTCAGATTGAATCTGGTCATCTGTCCAATAAGTGACACCACCAACAGCATAATCAGCCGTGCCCAATTCACACATCAGCCGTGTCTCTGCAATTAAATTGCCTAATCCATCACGCGCCATTGATAATCTCCTCGACAGCATCCATCATCACATCAATGCCATGGTATTTCTTCACCCAGTCACGACAAGCTAGCGGTTCGATATATTTCAAATCACCTATCGCATCAACCAGTTCATCACGATCACGCACAACAAAGCCACTAACACAATGTTCCACGTGTCCACTTGTCGATGCAAAATCATACACAATCGAAGGAACACCCATAGCCGATGCCTCAAGTGGAATCAAACCACCGCCCAAAGCCTTCGGATTCTTGACCGGACACAATAGACCGACAGACTTCCCGACAAAATCATAAAATTCTGTCCCGCATAATTCAGCCTGCCAATCAGGAAGAGGGACATCTGTATAGCGTTCACCAACAAACCGCACCGGGTACGCTTGCCGTTGATGAGCATACAAAGCATCCTCAAATCCCTTCGTCGGATGAATCTTTGCCGCAAACGACAAATAACCCTGATCCCGTTGATTTCCGTAATAAGGGATAGCCTCAACATCAATCCCAACAGGCAATATCTCTGCGCTAGGGTAATATTTTTGGTCATGTGGAGTCGTCACAAACGCGCGCGGTGGTGTCCACTCACATTCACCATCCAAAATCCAATCAATAATCCGATAATCAGGATTTTGCTTACTCAATAAATGGAAATGTGAACAATCAATATACACCGTCTTTAAATCTAATACGGATGTTTCCGCACGTGTTTTTTCGTCCTGATGGGTGACGAGTGTCCCATCAAACTTAGACCCAACACCAGCCCATAGCTCGACCTCGTAGCCCCGCACTATTAAGTTTGTCGCCAACGAATGCGCCAACCGTCCTAAGCCATGACCACCTTCCGGCAATGTCGGCATACGACAATCAGATAAAACTACAATTTTTTGTTGTGTCATCTAATCCTCAAAAGAATCAATTATTTGTTGATGCTGTGGAAATTCGTCTTGAGCTTCAAGAATATTCGATAATTCTGAAAGTAATATCGCATTCATCTTATCCAAATTTTTTGCTTCACGATACCAGTCCATTGTTGCTCTAAACAAAACAACATTTCGCGCCAATTCAAAACCCCCAAGAATATAGTTGACCCCATATTCCTTCGGCACAAATTGCACCTCAAGATTGTTGATATTTAGCACAAATCTATAGCCTGCTGACTCGTATCTATCACAAAGTCTTTTAAACCAATCAGAACCTATAAAATCCATGAGCTAATCTCCTGCTATAGTTAAATGTTCAGTCTTTATTGTATCAGAACATTCACCACGCATAGCCAAGCGTTTTGCAGTCCGTGCCTCACGGTCAGACTTAATCGCCCGTCGCCTCTCGATTTGCCCAATTAGCGCAGGCTTCATGTAGGTTTTCCACACATGCCGATAGTCATAATCTCTGACCACAAAATCACGTGCCATCTGACGAACAGACAAATCATCTTTCCAATCAATCGACAATTTCAGCGCAGTCAACACCTTCGATACCCGCACCCGTGCGCGATAACTCCCATACACGCTATATTCCAGATCATCGCTATCAATCTGAATTTTGAAGCCAGCACCAACCAATTCCCCCTGTGCCGTGAAATCATTCACAATCACAGGACAACCAGCACTCTGCGCTTCAATCACAGGGATACCAAATCCCTCACCAGCCGACGGCAACAAAAATACATCCGCCGCATTATATAGCGCATTCAAATAAGGATGCTGATACATGCCCTCGACCAGCTTCAACATATCAGGGAAGAACACATGATTCTCTAGCCCCAATTGCTTGACCAAAAACTCCAGATTAATCCCGTCATGGACAACCGTGGGCATCGTATGGATATAAAACTTGCACTCAGGATGATCTTTCACCAACCGCGCAAACGCATGAAGCATCACACGAAGGTTTTTGCGATCTTCTTTGCCTTTATTCGCCGCCACCGACACGATAAAAAAGTCGTCATCATTTAAGAAACTAAATGAATCACGCGCTTTCTTCCGGTCTATCGGCTTGAACTGGTCAGTGTTCACCCCATGAGGCACATATCGGGGATTTAACCCCATTTTTCGCATCTGGGAAAACCCGTGTTTGCTCATAGCCCACGGATAAGCAACATGATGTAGTTTGTCGGCAACCATTTTCGGTGCAGGGTCATGGTCAATCGGTGTCCACCAAGTAAACGCCCGACTTTTCAACACAGCATCATCATAGACCCACACATCAATCAATCCGATGAATGCGTCACACTCCGTCGCATCATATCGAGCCGCCAAAATATCAGCCCCAAATTCGTGCATCGATGCAGGTAATATTTTCATTCCACCCGCTTGTATCGGCGCACCACGCAAGCCATAAAAAGAAGATACTATCGGGTCAAAATCGTCATCTTTCACCATACAGTCCGTAAATAATGCCGTCTGATTCCCGTAGCCACTGCCAGCCCACGGCGCATTGCTGTGCCACGTCACCTTATAAACCACAATCACATCCTTGCAAGAGAACAATCCACTTTGTGAAAAGCTAAAATCGGGAAGAGTGAGATTGCTCCCACTCTTCTTTATATATAGTCGAGACTAAGCCCCGATACCGTAAACGACTTCGAGAACAATTGTCACATGCTCTTCAACGAAATCGCCCGTTTCTTGGTAGTCAAGGACAACATAATCGCCCTCTGCCAGTGTGCCTTCATTGATCGTTCCCGCAACGGGGGTGAGTGCTGCCAAACGACTAGCAACCGCCGTACCACCCATCGCATCAACAACCGTGCCTTCATTCGCAGTACCAGCAGTACCATAATTCAGCAGAGTATATTCCCCCGCCGAGCCTGCATTTTGTGCCGCTTGTGCGCTGATCGTTGCGCTGATAACTTCACACGCCTTCGGTGCTTTCCACACCAAACGCTGTTTATCATCAGCACCCGGGTCCGTCACTTGGATGACAATTGTTTCTGGTAAATCAACTGGAAAAGCCATGTTTCACCTGCCTAACTTGGGGCTGTAGCGTCGGCTGTCAACGCTAAACCGGATTCGGAACGAAGAGTGCCATAACCATAACCGACAGCACCATTAAGCTCTGTCGCCTTCTTAGATGCGTCGCGGTCAGGCTCGACATAGAAAGCCTCACGTTGGTCAAACGCCAGTGCATCTTGCGTGAAGATACCACTAATCGCATCATCACTCGAATCAACACTGATATTCGCCGTCGAGAAGTGCATCATGCCATTCCAGCTCATGACGAAATAATCCATCATAGCACGATTGGCAGTCTCGCCGAGGAATGCTTGGTTTGCGCCGGGCTGACCAAGCTCAAGCCAAAGATCATGCCAATGGAACGGATGCCACACAGCAAAAATTTGTCCGCGCGCCTTTGCATTCCGCAAAATCGCCATCGCCCCACCTGCCAGAGCAATCGAGGCGGCACTACCTGCCGAGCCAAGCGAGTGCGTGAAATTAGAAAAAGCACTAAGCAAATCAGTGTCGATTTTTTCAGCAATCGCATAACCCAATTCGCGTGACGAGGCTGATCGGATATTATCCGTAGAATCGGTTTGCACAGCTTCATCTGTCAATAGATATTGCGCCATTGCAACAGCGGGTGTCCATTGCGCCTTAACCGTTTTTGATGCCTTCGTAGGGTTCGCAAAATCAACCCCTTCCGCTTTTGTTTGAGCTGTAGCTTGCGCCCAAACACCGACCTTACGAGTTGCATACCCCGTCCCATTGAACGGAGTAACAAGATTTGTCATCAATGTGCCTTCGCGCAATACATGAAGAGCATCCTCTTCAATGAATTGCAAAAGCGCATTATCAGACGAAAGTGTTACGCCTGTAGCCATAATTGACCTTCCTTATTATTGGATAATATTAGAACCACCGAACGATAGCCCCAAACGTTGGTTTTTTTGTTCGCGGGTTTCTTGTCTCGGTTCTCCACCGGGGAGAGCCGTAATCGCACGTTTGGATGTTTGTTGGCTTCCAGCCTCTGGAGCGTCGGGAATCAAAGCCTTAAACTTTTCAGCTTGCGCTCTGATCGTTTCTGCATCCTCACCCGTCAAGAATTCCATCGCATCAGACGGCAAACCTAGCTCTTGGATTGTCTCTAACTTCGTCTGCTGAATATCCTTCTGACGAATGCTTTCCGATAGCGTTTCAACCTGCTGTTCAACGGTGCGCAATTTGGTTCGCCATTTCGCGTTTTCTTCGCGCAACTCCTGCACATATTCCGCAGGGAACATATCCTGATTGTCTATTTTCGGGGGTTCAGGTTTACGGGTCTCAACTTTCGGCGTGGTGTCCTGCACCACAGGGTTATTATCATTATCAGTGTCCTGCACCTGTTCTTCATTCTTCTGTTCGTCAGCCATCTAGGCATCCTCTCTAATATAGCAATTGCTTATGAATAATTCACACGATTAAATGTACGACTGATTTTATCCAGTGCCTTATATGCCGTTTCTGGTTGCAAATTCAACCCACGGCGTTTTGCCACATCATTAAACCAATCCACAAACGACGGCGGGATAATCAATCGCTTCTCAACATTACCCGCCTGCACCGTGCGCGGATCATAATTTTTCATGTCCAACAGTCGGCTATCCGGCGTGGGCGCACCTTTTAACCATAAATCATGCAACCGATCCACATCCGGCTTATTCCAAACATGTATCACCTGCAAACTCACAGCCAACTGATAAAATGTCAAACTCACTGGTTTTAATTGCTTCATCGTATCGCCTCACGATAAGTCGTCTGCCTCAACATCTCACCATAAATATCATCTTGGTAAGGTTGGCTCAATTTATCAAACGGCACATCCTTTGCCACCACAGCATCAAACAGCGCATTGTTCCGAATATTAGCCCTGTACAATGTCTGTTCTTCGGGGGTCAGACTGAAAAACCAATCTTCACCAGTCGTCATAGAATCGTGCCATGTTGTGCCCTTCACTTTAGGCAATGGCGTACACCGCCCACGGTGATGGTCATTCAAAATCTTATCCAGCGGGTACAACATCCCATGCTGGCTAATACAACTCAAGCACGTCCGGTTATCCAGTGCAGATTGCCACACCCAGCCATCTAAAAATTGTGCATTACTCGCATAACTCAGATGACTTGACCGACGGTAACTATAAATCTGCGCCGTTCGCACCGTGTTATCTGCCCACGAATACGGTATCAGCAGAGCATCATTAATCGCCCGTGCAATAAAACGGGGGTTCTTGCCCTGACCAACAAATCCAAGAATCATATCGGAAATCTTCTCAGCCGAAGCATCACCAAAACTCGCCTGACGATTTCGCCATGTCTCGTTATCAATAATCGAAACCAAATCAGCCAACGCCTGCGGGTTCGGTTGATTCCACCCCAGCGCAATTTCGCCACTTGCCAACGGTACATTTGCCTGTGTCATCGCCAATGCCGAAGCATCACCTTTTAACACAGCACTCTCGACCAATTCCGAGGCTTCATTTGCATATATTGCCCGGAATCCATTCATATCCTGCCGAATAGTGGACAATAATCCCTGAAATTCCGTCAAATCCTGAATATCTTGAGGACTCGGCTCTTCCGCTTGGATAATCCGATCAATCAGAGCACCCATAGCCTTGTCAATCGGGCTACCCTTCCGCAAGAGTCGCTCATATGCCGTCAACAATCGTTGCGCTGTCGCCTCTTCCTCACGGATCAATTCTTCCTGCCATTGACGACGCGCCAGATTGATCTGCGCATCAGTAGGACGATTTGGGCTATCAACCATTTACGCCACTCTCTGCCAGCCGGATCACAGCCGACACCCGATCATCAATCCGTGTATCAGCCTCTTCACGTAATTGCATCATTTCCTTTGCATAATCACGTCCAAGCTCTTTCGCCAGCGTCTGATCGCTCGTAAAGCTCAAGCCCTTTTCCTTCTCGACCATCTCGACGAGTTCTTTCCGGTCAATTGGCAACGGGTCATTCCATTCAGACATAATCCCATCGACTTCAAAACCCACCATAGACATCATCCGCCGGAAAGCAACATTAATCGCTTTATTAGATGTACGGGTTCGCCGATCTTCGACATTTTTCAACATGTCGTTATACAGCATCTTCACACCAAAATTAGTGATCTGCCCGATCCGGTCTTTGATTGTCGAGACATCAATCACCCGCATTTTAGTGAAGAAGAAATTTCTGAGACTGTTACCAAAGTCCATCGAAGACTTCAAGTCGCTCTGCATTTCAATGCTCTGCATCCGGGCTTCTTCATTTTCAATTGTCCACAATTCATCCGGCGCAATCTCGTGCAGATCATCTGCGGTAGCCCCGAACAATATTGTTTTTGGATGCCCATGATGTTTAATGATTTTGCTGGTATTCGATACCGTGAAGTTGTAGCCATCATTGATATTATTGGCAGTCATATCATCCCCACCAAAATAAGAATGAGCTTTCCGTCGTGTCTTCCAAGATACAATCGGAGGGAACGGATATTCCCAAATTGCGCCACGGTCAAAACTAAACGTGGTTTCACGTCCCTTCTGAACATATTCCAGAATAGCCCACTGGTCATCAGCGATAGTCATCCCAAAATTCATGTCATCCGGCAACAGCCAACCCGGCACAGTATCCTGACGATAAGTCATGTCGCCAATGTTCCATTCCATCCGATAAAACAAAGTCCGCTTAGGATTCGTCATATCCCAAAATGG